GTTAAGCAAAAACTCGGCGTCTGGGGGCGAAAAAGCAGTGGAATTTATGGGTAATAAACGACATCCTCCCGTATGTGGCCACACATGATTAAGTAGGTTAATTTCATCAATGCCCAATTTAGGCACACCTTGGGTGTTACTAAGGTTCGCTATACAACATTTGCCGAGTCCAAATTTGCAATGACCCATTCCCCGTAGGCTGCCCGCGCAAGACCAGCAAGCACCCCTGCCCTTGATAGGCACCCTACCTATCATCAGCATTCCTCTGTTGATCGTGTTAAACTCTTGTACTCTTGCAGCATTGGTTAGCAGAATATTAACATCTTCAACGTTGGGGACATCGTTAGTTTTGCTGGTTATACCATGGAACACACCTGCAATTTGAGGTAGGGTCAGAGCAGTTTTAGTTGCGACTATATTGCGGAAATTGGGTAAGGTTTCGGGCAATGAAGGGTAATTGCGGTTGAACACTCTTTCAACCGCCATGGATGGTGGAGGCTGACGTAACACTGTTGTTTGTGTGCTGGTCCACGACGATTCGTAAAACACCTCATAAACCGCCGTACTCCCGAAGAGGGCAGGCCCAACTGGGCTAGCCCAACTTGTAAGGACTGCGGCGAGTTTGCCGGCCACCCCCATCCGTTTGTATGTATTGTACAAATAGGTTATGGTTAAAATTTTTGCGGCCAACACAATGCCGTAAAATGCCCCTAGTCCCGCCACAGCTGTCAGCCCCAAAATCTTAGCAACGTACAAGCATGCAGTAAGCACATTGTGATAAATAGACCAGTGTGTGACAGCCTGTACGGCGTATGTTATGGCACTCCAAACCCGCTCATAAAAAGCTGACAGTAACCCAAGCCCTACTCCCCTGAGATAATCATACACGTTACTTTCTTCCCACCAAAAAGCCACAATTTCGCACAAATATGTAAGCCTTGCGCCCCGAGGTCGCACAAGTGTTAATGTTAGATCCCCCACGTCGTGCGTAATAACCCTAATTGAGGAAGTGTTGAAAGAATTATGCACGAACGCTTCAATTGGTGGAAATACAACCTCAACACCACATTTTCTCCAAACAGTGGTGGTTACGGGCAAAGGCAATCCAGTCACCAGCCTCTGTGCATTGAAAAAATCATGTTTATCACCAGCGACCACCAGTGTGTATGCTCGGTCAAACATTTGGTAGACAGCAGGTATGTCCGTGTTTACGAACAACACGAATCGTTTCGCGAGCAAGTCTGAAAGAACATGTCTGCAAAAACTGCTCCGTAATAAACAGCTGCATTGTCCGCCCGAAGCGTTTCGATGGCGACTACCCTTAGGATAACCCTCTTGCAAGTGCAACAAGTTAGTGTTCGGAGTAGGAGACCAGGTAATTATAGGAGGTAATCCAGAGTAGTTGCCGAAGCAACTTTCAAGTGCTGTGGGTGGCAAAGGTCCCACTATACGAATGTGATGAGGTATTAATGTGCCGTCGGCACCAAACAAGTCAAATTTAGTTTTGAGTTTGAGTTCAGGGGTTAGGATGGGTTTGGGAGGTTGTGTCGCAATGTTTTCATGGGTAGGTGAAATGCCAGACGGTGAGTTAATACCTATGATTGAAGGGTCGTCGTTAGAGTTGCTGGATTCCCACATTCTGTACAATTCCAAGGCCTCTTCAAATAACACCTCTAGATCTTGGGGTAGTTCTTGTGCGCAGATTTGTGTTGCTTGATTAACCTGATGCAAATTAGTTGTCGAAGTTGCACGGTCTACCACATCATCTTCGACTGTTTCAATATGGAGTGGCAACTTAGCCAGAATGGTGCTTCGTGGTCTGTTGGTTAGTTCGACATCAATATTCAACCTGAAATCTAGTGCGTAGCCGTCAATATTCACATCTTCATAACTGAATGGTTTGGGAGGGTTGTAGTAATAGTTTAGTGGATACGATGGTATCTCACCATCTACTATCTTTACACTTCCATGTTTTATAGGTACAAAATGTGCAGCAATCGCGTTCTGAATGGGTAATAACATGATGGATACACCGATTATTGTCCCTCTTATAATGCACCTTAAGCCGATCCTTTGTTCATATGGCAATTTTTCTAACATATAGACCGGGACACTAACTCTCAACCTTCGCAAAAGAGCAACCATCTCGTTTGGTGTGATGTCATGCTGCAGGCCCATTGCTTTCCAGGCTTCGCGAATATCATGATAACCGACCCCATTTTGTACAGCGTCGCATACAGATAATAGAGAAGCTAGTGCGCAGGGAAGCCTACGTTCAGGCAGCACAGTTATTCCCATGCGTAATAGCAACCCTAAATATGTTGCTCCCAGGCTTGAGTATTCAGGAGGCACTTGTTCAGGTAATGGCATTAGTTTGTGTTTAACAGAATTGTGTTTTGGTGCACCACAGAATAGCAAACGTCTCAGCCAGTCAGTACTTGTTTGATGAAGACATACCTGTTGACTAACAGGTGTTTGTGAATGCAAGAATCTTTCCTCCCAAATAGCCCTCTCTTCCCTGGTCTGCGCTTTATGTGACAGTGTTCGGTAGGTTTCAAAGTAACGCATAGGGTGAATGTCGGTTCTATCTGCACCAAGCCTGTGCATTAACTTTCGCGCAAAACCTACGGGATATAACCCACCCAACGTTTCGAGGTATACAGTTCGTGCGGGTTTATAAACATAAACATTCTCATCCACTATACGTGCGCCGATTGCCCTGCATATGACAGCCCGAGCCCATATCTGCCATGGATAATAGGCACCCTTTCTGTCCGGTCCTGGTTTGGCAACAAGGCATTCATTCATGTCGACCCGATGCCCCACATGCGTTATTCGGTTGAAGACTGTCCTCACGTGTGTCCTAATCTCCAGGTTAGAACAGGATCCTCCACCTACAATTTTTAGGACACGTCCTGCAGGTCGGTTCTGGCGAACCCTAGGTAACCTCCACCATTTGAGCTGGGCTGGGGGATGCATTGCAGAAAATGCAAGAGCTAGGGTGTTGGCGTACGTGTGTTCATGTGAAACAGGCACTCGTGAGTCAGGTGAATACCTCATGATGTAATCGACGTTGCCACGCCTGTAGTTAGGTACGAGGAATGATGTAATGATCCGCCACGTGTCACGTGGTAGGGTCACAGCGTCTGTTGGCAACAATTGTTCTAACCTTTCCTTGCACACTTCAATAGCATTAGTTTGTGAGTATTCTTGGGCGCCAAAACTACGGA